TTTCTTAATTGTTCTATTTCAGCATCTTTTCTTGCTATTTCTTGATCCTTGAATTCCATTTCTATCATTTGTGATAATATTTGTTCATCTTTTGATAAAATAGTTTCATCTTTAAGTCCTATTTCTTCTTGTAATTGAGTGACACGTGCATTTGCTCCAGCAACAGAATTAGCATTTGTATTTATCAAATTTGCTAAATCACTATAAAATGCATCTGTAGCTGATTTGTCAACTTCATCCATATTTTCTAATGAGTTGTCTGAATTTGCTCTAGCTTCAGCTAATATATCGGAGTATCTTCTTAATACATAGTCTTCAGCATTTATAGCTTGTGGTAAATCTTTAAATCCAATATCAACTACGTAGGCAAAATCGTCTAATATAAACCTGTCATCAACAAATGCTAATTCTATCTTACCTTCACTTGTTTCGGATTTATCTATAGTTAGTGTACCACGTGTATTTCTCTCTAAAAACTTACTCATCGTGTTACCTTGAAATAATGATTATTGTCAAAAAACTGAATATTTTCTTCATCATCACTAACAGTTTTAACAACCACTCTATAGAATCTTTCAGGTTGAAATGAATTCATCCAAATATTAAAATAGCTACTTGTACCATCACAACTTATTTTAGTTCCCGTATCTGAAAATGGTATGTAAACTTCATCAGTGTGTGCATCACGTATTTCATAATATGATGATGATGGTAAATAATAATTTTCTGTATAGTAGGATTTTGTAGTGTATGTTTTAATGGGGTATCTTAAATTTGCATATATTCTTATTTTAGATCTATCATTTATGGTATAGTACTTTTTTAATTTAACGTTTACATTCATGTTGTCTAAATTAACTTGTTTTAAGCTTCCTGTATTAAAAATGGAATCGTCCCAAACAACATGTAATTTTGGTACATATATCGTGTTACTATCTGTACTGAAGAATTGTATAGTTGTACTACTATCTGTTAATTTTTCCACTTCATCACTAAATTTTACTATAAACCCTTCATTTTTTATATTAGAACCACTTAACCAAGCATATACTATAGGTGTTACTTCCATGTAAACGTCTGACGTTTCGTATGAAAAAGATTCTGTGCATTCTAATTGTGGTTGATTCCACCAAGTTCCACCACCATATCTTGCTTTATATGATCCAGTAACCAATGGATTTAAACTTTGTGAAACATTCCATTCTAAACCAGATTTAACAGAAGATCTATATTTCCAGGATACACCATCTGCAATAGCTGCTCTATAATCTTTTTGTCCTGTACCGTTTATCCAAGATTCACTTATTGGGTATGTGTATATTTTATATTCCTGTGGTATTTCTTGTACGTTAGCCGTCTTCAATTCTAAATAATATTTAGCATTATTCGGTATTTTATTTTGACCAATATATTCTTGTAATCTATTTAAATTAAATTTAATCAAAATTCTACTATTAAACATCGATGATGTATCGTTTGTATTAGATTGATGCGATAATTCTAAAATAGAATCTATACCAGAATTCAAAGATTGTGATTTTTCATATATCGTAGCATCGTGATTTGCATAAATAGTGTATATCATTAGTATGACCTCGATTTTCCAAATATATCGTTATCTGGAAATTTTATTTCAAATATAGATGGATCTAAAGATGGGAATATTATTCCATCTTTTGTAGCAGATGGAATATCATATACATGTTTTGAATATCCTAATGTTTCATCGTACTTATTTATAACTCTTAAATCAATCACAGTTTGGACACCTTCAACTCTATCCAATTCCGTGTAAATATTACTCAATACAATTGGTTGGTTTATTTGCCATTTGGATATATCAAAATATTCTTTAAGTCTATTTATACACCTTAAAATAACTTGATTTCCATTTTGATTTGGAAGTGATATTATTTCAAACTCTATCCCTATGTTTATAACATACGCATCTCTTATAGTGATACCGTCTGTTAACATTCTATACTGATCTAAATATGTTTTAAGATTTTGTTTAGTTGTCTCATTTATTGGTATTAATTTACCATCAGCATCATATCCAGATAAATAAAATGTTATTCCTAAATTATTTTGAGACATGTTTTTTTCACTAATTCCATTGTATGTTAATTCGGAATCTTTTACAACATATACTTTTGCTATAGAACCATATTTTGCTGGGAGTGTGTAAGCTCGCAACATATAGTCTTCTTTTGTAACTGCTCTATTTTGTGAAGCAAAATGTGCTAATGCATTTTGACGTATTTCTTCAACGTCTTCACCAATTTTTCCACCAGTTGCCGGATTTGGATTTGTTATTGCTAAACTATTGTATACTCTTGAATATAAAGTTGAATCTAATCCAAATTCATCAATCAATACACTTTTGTTTAATATACGTGTAATTGAATCGCTGGGTACGTTATCCTCTGGTCCACCACCAACGGTATAATTTACTGTTATGGTTGTATTATTTGGTGCTATTCCATATGTTTTTGTATAAAGAAAGTTTGCAGGATTCAGATCACTCATTAAAATATTACTTGAATTTTTCATATTTCCACTTACTAAATCCGGATTTGGAATCAATATCTCATCATTAAGATCCGAAACCCCTGCTCCGAACTGAATCTCAAACGTTCCAAAATCGCCAACTTGTCTTGTTGTAAAACGTCTTGGTATTTTTCTTAATTTTAATAAATAAGGCGATTGTTCTCTATCTTTTGTTAAAAATTTATCGTTTCTTGGTATGTTTGGAACAGATTCAAATATAGTATCTTGAGCTAAATATGGCACGTGATACCACTTATTACCGTCTGAATCTACGGCATCTATTATTTCTATTAAATTTGGTTCATTTAAAGTAACTTTTGTATAAGGTACAGGACTATTGAATGTAAAAGATGTTGTGTTTATTATACCTGATACCGCATTTACTGATTTTTTTAATAACCAAAATTCAACACCGCCAGTTGCATCATTTATTTCAAATGGTGTTACTTCTGTTGGATCTAAACTGCTACTATATTTAAAATCTAAATAATCTAATGTTCTAAATCTTATAGTTGTATCTCCAGCATCGGAAGCAACAATCATCCCTTCTTCAATTGCCATTGCATAATTCCAATCGGGTACAATTATACCATCGTCATTTGATATTGAAGGAACTATTTGGAAAACGTCTAAAGTTACTACAGAAGCAACTCTGTTCTTTGGCATATAACCCATAGATTGAGCTATGTTTATCACATTTTGACGTTCAGATGCATATGTTATCATAGATTCTTGTAATGTAATATCAGTATAATATGATAATACATCACCTACATACGCAGACATCTCCAAAAACATCATTCCAGGAGAAGCTTCGTTAAAATCTTGATAAGTATTAGGAAAATAGGTTTTAGTAAAATCTATAAGATTTGCTTTTAACGAATTAAAATCTTTTGCTAAATACCTTACATCCTTTTTTATTAAATCTGCCATTTTTTACTCTAATTACGTTATAGTTAATGTTCCATCTTCTGCTATAAATAGACGCACCGGCAAATATATGTTAACACCTGATACAAACAAGGTTAGACTTATAGCTACAGTATGTTTTGGTTCAGCTACATACATAGATTCTTCTGGATTAAAGTCCATGTTAACGTCAGTGACACTCACATAGGGCATCCAAAATGTTAGAGCTGATGTTATTTCTCCTAAAAGGGCATCTTTGAATTCTCGTTCATCTACTATTTGTTCAAAAAGAAAATAATGCAGATCAGTACCAAAATCTGGCTGCATTATACGTTCACCCTTTCTTGTTGATAGCAGATTTCTTAAATTGCTTAAAACCTGTTCTACATTAGTGTAACTAACACTAAATATACCATTTACGTTATTGAACGGTAGTGTAATACCTATTGGTTTTGAGTCCTTTACTTGTTTTAAAGGGTCTGTTATTGGTTGGTATATTTTTCTTCTATGCCTTATCAATATTATCTCCTACTCTTTTCGTCTATTTTTTTAAGTAGTTCTGAGTAATTTCTATTTAAAGCGTTTGCCACTTCACTTGGTATATCAGATGAATCTATTCCGTTAGGAACTATTGTATTGTATGAATCCACGTCACTACTTGTAAATCTTAATTCATTTAAATCGTCATAATTTTCCGTAATACTTCTACGTGTTTCTTCCAATAAATCTTGTATTGATGTATAGTTAGATGATGTTTTATTT